TTGAGCATCTTCTCCCATCTCCTAAATCATTGATCAGTCGTTCGTCAACTTGGCCATTTCGGTTTCGTACTGAGCCTTATACTCCGGTCTCGAAGTGATCTCCTTCGGCAGAATGTTGTTAATGAACTTCGCGCACTTTTCAGCGTCTCCCAGAAGATCGAGGTAAAGAGTGGAGAAAGCCTCGGACTGCTCGAAAGACTCTCGAATCTCTTCAGACTTCTTGAACCGGCGGCCATCCATGGACTTTTCTCCATAAGCGCGAAGAATAATATCTTTGATCATGGTTGCAAGACGGCGAGTGTCCTGTTCGTTAATCATTCGAGTAATCGTGGATTGAATGCCGCCTTCCGCTTCAATATCCCAAGCAATAAGTTCGGCACGAGAAAGATGAAACCAGAAATCCTCCTTGCGAGAATTGCCGTCGAAATCAGTATATGCAATCGTTTCCTTAACCATGGTAACAATCTCCTTTCAGGATTAAAAATAAAAAGAGTGAGCCCCGCAAACCCGGAGTGCGGATAAGCGGGGCAGAAAGTTATTTAGGTATTAATTTTTTAGACCGATTCGCCATCCATCATCGCCAGAAGCGCGTCGGGCTCGGGAAGCTCAGCCGCCGCGGACTCACTGCCATAGAGCTTGGCCTCAAGAGCGGCCAGTTTCGTGGGATTGGCAGTTCGAGAGTCGATCGTAATGGTCGATACCGGCTTATGACCGGTTACATTAATGGGCGTAGTGTTAATCTCCCAGCTGAAGGTGATCGCATCCGGGCTGTCATTTACCGTACTGTAGGCCTTTTCAGAAGGAGAGGCGGTGGCATTGTAGATAATATGAATCTTATAGCCATCGTCAGTTTCGTCCATCGTGTCATTGCCAACTTTTGTGACGTAGCAGAAGCAGAAAGACTTTCGGGTCTGCTGGCCAATGTAGACACCGGTCTTCGCTGCGACAGAGCCGTCGCACTCTGCGAACTCGTCCGGGTAGGTATACGCTTCGATGGTGCCGCCAAAGGTTTCGGCGGAACGCAGGGAGGCGTACTTGATGTCGTCCGCGTACAGATCAGTCAGTTCCGCGCCAGAAGGAGATTCGGTGACGGCGGTCAGACCATTCCAAGCAACACCAGTCCACTTCTGTCCGGTCGTGTCCTTGGTGTAGAGAACACCCTTCTGAACACCAGTTTCATACCACCGAGTACCGGTGGCATTCCAAGTAAGTTTAGGCATATCGTTTCCCTCCATTTAGTAGAAAATAGAAAATGCGTAGTGATACAAATTGTCCGCGGTATAGCATCGATCCAGCTTGCACCTCGGAAGATTTGCGAGTTTATCGGGGATTGCTGAATCGGGGTTTTTCTCGATCAGAACGAGATCATATTTGTGAATGATACGATAAGGATTGTCGTCTGCATACCTCACGTCATTCACAGATCGAGAATAAACAATTGCGGGGTAACTCATCTTCAGCGATGTAGGCGGCTGGAAATAGACGTTTCTGGAGCCCAGAACTTCTATGAGAAGCGCATGAAGGTCAAGCCTCGTTCCCATTCCAAACACCCCCAATCGTCAATATCAGGCGAGGGCGCTGGACTTCCACATTTGTGATCTTCCATTTCGCCCCCATCCATGTCACATACCGCATGGCAAAGATGTTGCCCCAAGCATATGCGTCCCCGACAATGCTGATTGAATTATTGATCTCCACATCGTCGTTGACTCGATCCTTACTCTCCAGTCGGCGAGTGTTTCGAATAACGTCTCCGTAATATCTTTTTTCAATCATAGATTCAGTCCATACTCCGGGGGTCGTCTCGGACAATGTTGCAGCATATCCGACCATTCCTGAAAACTTTGCCATTTTGATTCACTTCCGACGATCAGTCGGCGACGCCCTTCAGAACAGTGAGCG